AGAGTAGCACTCTTTTCAGGAAATATTTTATAAATTGCCATAGTTAGTAATTACTACATATAAATATGGTAACTATCAAACTATTTTATGCAAGCAACGCATGATATTCTTTAAAATGTTTAATACGATCAGCTAAACCAATTGTACCACCATTAACACGCTTTGTAATTTGTGTAACAACAGCATCTGTTGCACCACCATCTGCTAATTTGTGTAAACCATTTTTATTAAAGAACCATGCTGCTGATAATAGAGCATATTTGTCTGCTACTACTGTTGGGTTTGCTGCAATGTTTTCATTAATTGATTTACCAAATGCAGTATAATTATCTTTACCAGTTAATTGGATATAACCACGACCACAATACTTAGCGCCATCACCTGATGCTTCAGGGCCATTACCCATTCTACCACCATAAACCTTATTAGCGATTTTTTCTGGTTTGCGTTCGTATTGTTTAGCTAGAGCTTCTGTTGGGAAATATTTTTTAAATATACCCATTAAACCTTTTGCACTATAATTTAAATTTTCTTTTGTTAAACGAAAACCACCTGATTCGTGACCACATTGAGCCAAAAAATGTGCTAAACGTAATGGAGTATTAATTTGGAATTTTTCCATAACTCCTGGAATTTGTTCAATTACTTTATCAGGAACATGTCCTTTTAATTTTTCTAAATTCATATTTTTTAATTTTAATTTTAACTTACTACTACTCTACCTTGTATATCTGTGTTAGGATATCTAACTTCAAATATAGCAGGATCTAATGAAGGATATATATTTCCTTTTTTAGTGGCTCCTGTAATATCATATCCATAAGGAGAATAATTTCCTCCTTGTTTATTAACAACTTCTAACTTAACTACAGATTGTACACCCCTAATTTGTAAAAGTTTAGATATAATATCTGAAAGTATAATTGGTTGGTTTATTTGCCATTTATCTATATTAAAATGATCTTGTAAAGAAGCTATACAGTTAGTTAATACATCTTTATTAGAATATCCACTTAATACAGTAATATCAAAATTAACTCCAATATTAATATAAAAAGCATCTTTAATATTAATAGCATCAGTAACCATTCTATATTGATTCATATAGGTTACTAAATTATTTTTTAAAGATACTGAACCTGAAATTAGATTTTTATCTGAGTTATAGGCTAATATATATAAATCTAGAGCTAAAGGATTATTTGCTTGAGTATTAGCTACTGTTTGTTGTTGATTGCTATTAAAATCTTGAGAGATATATGCTTTAGCTATAGTTCCATAATCTGCAGGCATTGATAAAGCTCTTATTATATAATCATCTTTAGTTACAGATCTTAATTGAGTTGAAAATGAATATAAAGCATTTTGTCTTATTTCATCTAAAGTATCTCCATTTCTACCACCGGTTGATGGGAATGGATTAGATGATACTACACTACTTAATACGGATCCTGATAAAGGACCAGATGAGTTTTTAAAGTATGCTGTTGAAGTATCTATTGTAGTTAAATCATTTGCGGGAACATTTGATGTGATCCCTCCTCCTACTAAATATTTTACTGTTAAAGATCCTGAAGGAATTAGTCCATATTCTTGAGTAAAGAATACAGAAGCTTCATTATAATTATTATTTAATAATGAAATTCCAGGTACTATACCTGATTGAATATTTCCTGGGGTTGGGATTATTTGGCTATCAGTTTTGTCTGTAGTAATTCCTGCTCCAAATTCTAGTTGCAAGGTACTATCAGATAATATACGAGATACAAAACGTCTTGGTGATTTTTGTAATTGTAATAAGTATGGTGTTTGATCAGTATTGTATGAAGGGTTATCAACTTTTTTAAAAATAGTAGATTGAGCTAAATAAGGAACTTCATACCATATATTACCATCACTACCAGTGACATTTAATATTTGGAGCAAATTAGTATCTGTAATATTAGCAGTTGCAAATTTCTGGTTAGGAGCAAATGATATACTAGTTGATTTTATTTCTGCTGATATGGCAGGAACAGATTTTTTAAATAAATAATAATCATCATTATAATAAGTAATTTCAGTACTACCTGTATCTGTAAAATCTACTTGTTGGGTTGTTAAAAATTTAGTACCTGTAGTTGCTGATGTTAAGGGTGTATTTTCAGGGATTATTAAACCATAATTAATATAATCTGGAGTTGATACTCCACCACTTGATATAGTAGGTACTAACTGGTATATGTCTACAGTAGTATTAGAAGCATAAGATGCTTTAGGACGATAACCCATTACATATGCTTGAGCGTATAAATTCTCTTTTTCTTTAGCATATAACAAGAAATTTTCTTGTACTTGAGTATCAAGATAAAATGACATTACATCACCAACATAAGAAGACATTTCAATAAACAAATTTCCTGGTGTGGCTTCAGAAAAATCATTATATGATGTAGGAAAATAGGTTTTAGCATATTGTTGCAATGCTGCTTTAAATGATGTAAAATCTTTATTTAAATATGATATATTTTTATCTTCGTTAGTCATTATTATGTAAATTGTACTGTTACTTGATCAGGGGCGTTTGAAATATTTAATCGATAATCAATAGTTAAACCTACTAAATTGTTATCAATATTAGGACTTAAAGTAATATTTGTAATAGTAATTTCAGGAATATATAATGATACACTACTTAAAATATCATTTCTTAATGTATCTACATTATTATCTGTAATCCCTTCAAATAAAAACTTTTTTAAATCACAACCAAAATTAGGATTCATTACTCGTTCACCCTTACTTGTTAATAATAAGTTAATTAAATTTGATTTAATTTGATCTTTAGTAGTATACGTACTATTAAATACACCAGATGCATTAAAAGGCAGTGATACCCCAATAGCAATATTCTTTTGTAAATCTAGTGGATTTACTCGTATCGTTTGAGGTATTGGCATATTATCCTAAATTACTTAATCCTGCTTTATCTTGAGCAGTCATGTTGTTTGCAGCATCAGCAATAAAAGCAGCAAATGGATTACTACCTTCAGAAGTCTCTACTTTTAAAGTATTTTGTTGAGACTGTTCATATCCAAACATAGCTCCCATTTTACTTGATAGTTGGTTGCGAACTGCTGGATTTGCAGGTATGTCATTACTAGTAAAAGACATGGTACGATTTTCACGTAATGCTTTTTTTTCTTGTTTAGCCATATGTTCTTCAAGAATGTATGGTAATTCTTCATGAATGGCATCAATTACTGCTTCTTTGATTAATTTTTTAAATACTTTGATGTTCATAATTATAAATATTTATCCTTGTAAATTTTTTTGATCTATTATTAATTTTAATTGTTCTACTAAATCATTAGGGTCTAAAGTAAATGAATTATCACTTTTAATTACTTCAACCCCATCACGATTGACAGCTACGGCATAATGGCGTTTGTTTCCCTTAACTACAATAGCTTGTTGAGCGCCTAATGTTTGTTCTTCTTTAATTTTAAATTTAAATCCTTTATATTCACCATATTGATCAACATTAGTAAGTAACGAACTAGTTAAGTCTGTTAATTGTTGTTGATTTAGTTCATTTAATACTTTACTATCTAATAATTTATTAACTTGATTTAATCTTTCAATTAATTCATTTAATTTAAATATTTCATTTTCTAATAAAACGGTAGCTATAGCTAATAATGCACTTAAAGCAATAATCAATTTATTAGCTCTTTCTATTTGTTTTACAATTTTTAATATTAAATTAACAGGTATTCCTACACCAGGAGGTACAGCTGTTGGAATAGGGATTGCTGATAATACAGCTACAAGTGCACTAAATATAGCTAGATAGGTACTTATTTGACGAAGTGTTTGTTGTAATGATTGTAGCTTACTAATATTATTATTTATTAGAGTAACAGTATTATTTCTTAAATTAGTAGCTATTACTATAGTTTCTGGGGTATTTGCTTGGTCTATATATGCATTTACTTGATCAACTAATTCTTCTAACCTTTTTCTTTGAGATAATACAGCTGCAAATTTGTTTGCTAATTGTAAAGCTATAATAGGTGCTAATGTTTTAGCTGTATTTAAAGCTAGTTTTTTAATTCTATCTTTATTAATTTTTATTTTTCTAGCTTTATTCCTTGTTTTTAATTTTTGAATATTACTTTTTAATTTTAATCTCTCTGCTTTAATTTTTTTTAAAGGATCAGCTATAATATTTGCTATATCATCTTGTAGTGATAATATTTGATTATTTATATCTTGTTGCTTAGTTAGATAAGAATCATTTTCAGCAGCTACAGCTTCATTATATAATTCAGCTGTTGGAATTTCTCCATTTTTATAAAGAACCTCTAATCGTTTTAATTCAGTAGGATGATTTAACTCAAGTTGAATTTTATCATCTTTTAATTTATCTAATTTTTTATATAATTCATCTAATTTTCCACTTACTGTAGAAATTATCTTATCTTTAGCCTTATTTTTTAATTGGTCACCAAATGTTTTAATAACAGTAGATGATGATATTGTGCTTAATACATCAGGTGAAATTAAAGTAGATACATTAATATTAGTAGACATTAGGCTGTGTAGTTTTTTGTTGATAATATATCTATTAATCTTCCAGAAAGTTTACTTAAATCATCTAATAATCCTGTAGAAGCTGTATTAATATCAATAAGAGGAGAACCTTCAGAAGTAGCTACTGCACTAGAAAGAGTAGTACTAAATTCAGCCAATCCTTCAATTAAATCTGATAGTAAGTAAACTGTTTTATTTCCTAATAATAATGGTTCTGTAGGTAAATCATAATTGACAGTTCCTAAGTATATAGAATCACTATTTAAATGTATTTTACCAGCAGCATTTAAATTAATAGTATTGTTTGTACTTAATTCAATATTTGTTTTTCCAAATAATAATACATCATCTTTTTTAGAATTTATAACAACTCTATCACTGTTTATAATAACTTGAGACCCAAAATATTCTGATACTTGGATAGCTTGTGGTTTTATTGGATTTGGAAATACTCCTACTTTACTAAAGGGCCCTATTTCTAAAGGAATTTTTTGTGTTGTTGTTAAATAAATAGAAGAAGCATCTTTGTTTATTTGTTCAACATAAAATTGTTTATTAGGATCATATGCTAATCCATTTGTTAGTATAGTAATAGGATCGTATTCTTCTCCTGTTTTACTCCATTCATTTATATTTCTATATAATTTAGTAGTTGAACTAAATCTTAAAGTACTTCCTTGTCTACCCTGTATTATATGATCTCCTTCAAATGATAGTAAAGGTCTTACATTTGGATTTGGTTTAAACGTAATACCAACATTACTATTACTAGAAGCTAATTGAGAGTTATCTTGACTATTACCCCACAATTTAATATTACTAATATAATATTTTTGAGAAGGATTTTCTGC